ACGGCTCGGCCGCCTCTGGCCAGCCACGCGGCATCAAGAACCAGACTGGCGTTAATACGCTGGACCTGGCCGCCGCCGCTCCGACTTACGCGGAAATCATCACCATCGTCAAGAAGGTGCTTGAAGTTAGCAACCGATGCACTGGCAGTTGGGTATTCCTTGATAATCAACTTACCATGAACCTTATTCTTTAGCTGCTGCATCTTCTTGTCGTAGATGGTCTTTGGAAGATCCTTGAGATTATCCAAAGTGATGTCTAGAAGATTGGCATCAATTCGCTCTGCGATTCTTTCTTCTGCCATTTCACATGTGATGTACAGAACATTCAAATTCTGTACAAGGCAATTCGCTGCATGATGGCAGAGGAACAGGGACTTACCCACACCAGTACCAGCCATGATGATATTGAGAGTCTTTGATGGGACTCCACCACCAGTGATGGCGTTGAAGAATTCAAGATCGAACGGAATACGCTTCTCTATCTGATGATAAAACTCAAAGCGTCGATCAGCATCATCAATGTAGTCGTGACCAATGTGGTTGTCAAATGACACAGACAGAGCATTAGAAAGAATACTAGGGATTGCGTTCTTTGTGTGCGTCTTTGATTTTCCGTCAAGAATATGAATAGAATCCATAATAGCATTATAGACTGCCTTATCCTTTACATGATTCTCAGTCTGCTCAATGAGCCAAGTGAGATCTGTTTGTTCTGGATTGGAATACAAAGCCTCAACACACTTGGAGCATTCTGAGAACTCGTCTTCTGAAACGAGATCAAGCTTACCAAGGCTGATATCAAGAGCTTCCCTTGTGGGGAGGCTATTGTACTTCGTGATGAATTCCGAAACCAGGGTGAAGATCTTCTTGTTTACATTGTTGCTAAAATATTCTTCCTTGAGGAATGGATGTACTTTACGAACGTACTGCTCATTCGTTGCCAGATTCTTCAATATAACTGATTCCATCATCTTCAATTACCTCTCCGTCAAAGTCATCACCGATCATACTATTCTGTTCTTCTAGAAACTGAACTAGAAGATTGCCTACGACATTGTTGAACTCTTCTTTTTCTGACTCAAGGATTGTACCCTTAACTACCTCATAGTCAAAGTTTAAAAGGAGATTATTGTCCTTTTCCTCAAGTCTTACAACTCCATATTGAACTGCAATACCTTTGAATCTACCTTCATCAATTTCAATATGGGCATTTCCATCCCCATCGTTTTCGATAATATTAAACTTCATATTCTTCTGCTCTTTCTTTTGCTTCTTCGATTGACATGTCTTCGATGAAGACAGGAGTTCCAGAGCCAACCCAGGCCCCGATGATATTGTAATCGAAATACTCCTGTGCCTCATCAAATGTCATGCCGTCTGCCATCAAATTTTCAATGATCTTCTTTTGGCTGTATGCGGTGATTGGTTCTTTGCAACCGAATCTCCACACGAAACCAACGAAAGCATTGTCGTGACCATCACAAAAAAGTATATTGCTCATAATTACCTTAAATAATGTTGAACTCAAGCTTAGGATTCTGCAACTTGTGCATCCAGTAATCAACCATCTCTGCCATCATTTCATCAAATGTAATGGTTGGCTCCCATCCCATTTCCTTCTTTGCCTTGCTAGCATCGCCACGAAGGTAATGAAGTTCTTCCGGTCGTTCATACTTCTTCTCAGTCTTTACATAGCGACGATAATCCATTCCCAGATATTCGAAGACATATTCAACCATGTCTTCTACTGAGTATGAATGTCCAGTAGCAAGAACATAATCATCTGGCTTAGGCATCTGAAGCATGTTCCACATGCCACGGACATAATCCTTGGCATGTCCCCAGTCTCGCTTGGCTCTTAGATTACCAAGAACCAGGTTTTCTGCCATTCCAAGCTTGATCTTTGATGCTTGTAGTGCTACCTTGTTCGTCACGAAGTTAATACCTCTACGAGGAGATTCGTGGTTGAACAAAATTCCTGAGCAAATAAACATACCATATGCGTTTCTATAGTTGTGGCATAGATTGTGAGCGTAGAGCTTGGCACAACCGTATGGACTTACAGGAGACATATGAGTTGTTTCTCTCTGGTACTTGTCATCATCACAAGAGTTACCAAACATCTCAGAAGTAGCCGCATGATACACCTTTGAGTGGGGAGAGAATCTACGAACAGCCTCAAGGACTGCTAGCGTACCACCACCGTTTACATCAAGAGTATACTTGGGAAGATCGAATGAAATTTGAACATGGGACTGTGCGGCCAGATGGTAAACTTCATCTGGTTGCAACTTCTGGATGTTAGTTTCAATGCTGATTGGATCAGTCAAGTCTGCATAGTGCAGCTTGATCTTTCCGTCAACCCATAGATGATCGATACGAGTTGTCTGAGATTCTGGAACAGAGTTTCTACGAACTGTTCCATGAACTTCATACCCCTTCTCAACAAGCAGTTCTGCGAGATAAGAAGCGTCCTGGCCATTGGCCCCGATGATAAGTGCTTTCTTAGCCATACTTGAATTCCTCCTGAACCTTTTCATCGATTTGCTTTAGAATATCAGCGGTGAAGTACTTTTGTGGTTCTTCATTGATATGCTTTTCGAACACCTTAGTACCATCAGGAAGTTCAATCTTAGTAGAGTTCTTCTTGAAGATACCACAATCCAAGGCAAGGTCAACAAGACCGTAGTAACGGTTCAAACCGCTATCGAAATTCAGTTGAACCTGAACGATCTTGTTCTCCTTGGTTAGTCGGCTCTTGTAAAGTTTGCAAGTAATTAGATTACCTACAACTTCATCATCCTGCTTGTCCTTCTTCTTGGATAGAGTTACGATAGTAGAAGCCGCATATTTTAGACCAGATCCACCACCAAGTTCCTTGGTCGGAACATAGGCTCCTACTACATCGTAGGTATGGTTTGTCATAATCATGGGAATCTTGGCCTTGCCAAGCTTCAGCGTGAGAACGCGGAATGTTCCCTTGATAACCTGTGCGCGAGTCATGTCGCGGGTATTCTTACCTTCAGCGACATCGTTCATTTCCTTGGCAGTGCTCAACATGCCCAATGAGTCAAGAACAATCATCATTGCCTTGCGCTCTGATTCGTCTGTTGCAAGAACCTTGTCAACGATGGTGAGGCACTGGTGGCGAAACTCTTCGACTGTTTCCACGGGGAAAACGGCAACTCGCTTGGGATCTACACCGCGCTCAGTGAACATGTCACTGGTGACTGCCTGCTCCGTATCGAAGTATAGGACTACGCCTTCCGGGTTCGCTGCAAGAAATTGCGCCACGATACCAAGACTGAAGTAAGTTTTGCCAGTAGCAGATTCACCAGCGAGACAGGTAATCTTGTTATTAGGTAGACCATCAAATAGACTGCCAGATAACAGAGCATTAAACACATAAGACCCAGTATCAATATAGCCGCCAACATCAGATCCATCAAGTCCATCTTCGACTTTACTTGCGAATTTGTTTCCTGAGACATTAATCATTTCCTTTAAAAAGTCCATTACTTATTCTCCTTGATATCATAATAGTAGTTGTCATCATGTCCGTCAATGATCCAGCGATCACTTTCTCCCTCACATCTCCAAGATTTATTATCAACCTTGAAGTCTGGATTTGGTGGGAAAGGTTTGGTCACAAAAGACATATTCTTCCAATAGACTCTATTGTTTGGTTGTAGAGTATAGTTTCCATTATCTAGAGCAATCATATGAAGACACTTATACTGGCTTGGCTCATCAGAATAAGAATTTCTGTACCAGTCAAATGTCATTATATATTCGCCCCAATGTCCTGATTTATCATTCAGAACTACTTTTTCTCTTGTATCAAACAACACATCATATTCAACAATAGAAACATTTTCATGGAAACAATCCCATAGCTGCAAATGATCTAGTGGCATCAAAGGAGCATCTTCTTTCCAACAAAGCATATGAATTGGAACTCTGCTTCTTACTAGGCCATAGTCAGTCATGACATGAAATGTCATTGCGCTACCAGAACACGATTGAGCACCGAAGACCATGACCTTATCGAATTCTCCGATATGATCCTTATGCTGGTACATGTGTTCTTTTCTGAGAAAACAATAAAATTGATTGATGTTTACATTATGCAAATAAGGACTCCAATGTATTTCGTCTTTCTGTCTGCCACCCAATGGCTTCTACGATAGCCTTTAGTGGGTCTAGGAACGCTTTCTCAAACTGAGTATCATAATCAATATAGGCTTTTAAGTCAAACTCTTTTGGCAAAGAATTCATGAAAGAAATAACACAATCCTTGCCAGTTATTCCGCCTACGGGGTTTGGAGTCTTGAGAT